TATAAACTTCCTTTCAAACACTGCTGAAATAGACGTCTTTTATATTAAAGCGCCACACAGGCGCTGTTAATCACAATTTAGTTCTATCAGTGATTTTAGACTCCATAACTCTTTGATGTGATTCTTTAGCTTCTCGAATCATATCTTTAAATTCTTGACTGTCTATAAAAGCTTTAGCCTCTTCTATTTGCTCTTGAGTAAGCTCTTTACCACCAGTATTGATGTGTAAGTGTTCAATTTCTTTATAAGTACTCATTTTTTCGACTCCTGTTCTTCAAGTTCACTTTTAGTTATAGGTAAACCATTGTTCAATCTATAAGTCAGTTCTTCTTCTGTATAAAAGGGGATTTCAACCATTTCCCACTCTTCAATGTTAATGTCAACTTCTTTAAAATCCATGTTAAACCCTCCTGTGAAATGAATTTTCTATTATTTATAGTAATTACTTATAAAAATACAATCTTTACCTATCTCAAACTTTGTATTCTAAATGTACTCGTAATCCATAGTCTGATTCTTTAGTAACGATTTTCTCTTCTAAATAATCTAAAGTTTTATACTTACCACCATTAATATATGCGTTACAAGAAACGATGTTGTCCATATGATTGACTAATCTTGAAGCATACTCTCTAGGTACATATCCAACGTGAAATTCAGAGTATTCATTTGAAATCATAACTTTTATCGCGTTTTCATCATAAGGATTATCCGGTTCTTTTTGTAAAAATACACCAGGAATAACCTCGTAATCAGAAATTTCATACACCTTGTCTTCATAAAGTAATTCTTCTTTAAGTTCATTTCCTTTCAAATCACTATATAAGAAAAAGAAATCGTCGTTATTTTTCATTTTCTTGATAAGTTTCTTTAATTCTTTTCTACGACCTTCATAATTTAATCCTACGACGTCGAAAATTTCAACTTTAGTTTGTTCATCATCATTAATAGGTAGACAATCATTCGAGATAATTGTTTCCTTATTCTTAGATAATTGCATATAAGTTTTTAAAATTGAGATGAATCCTGTTAAAGGAGAGTTTGTTACGAAATAAACTGTTAATTTTCTATTATCGTTTAATGTTAAAAAAGCTTGGTTTTTCCAAATAGTAACAACAGTGTTATAATCTATCACCTCTGATAATGAGATTTTGAATATATAATCTTCTTCTTTCCTTATAAAACAAATCTCTTCATGTGAAATGAATATAGAACCCATTCTCCTCTTGTTTTCGTCGAATTTTATGTCGCAACTGTCGCTGATTATTGGTTCAAAGTAACTGTATTGATCTGATAATATTTTTTCATCTTGCTTTCTAGGTTTCATTTTACTACCTCCTATAAAATAACTTTTCCAACTAACCTCACACTTTCGTTATCATAAAAATATAAATCTTTATACTTTTTATTTAAAGAAACCAACGTTAATCTATTATCTTCTACATAAACTTTCTTTACGTAAGCATCTCCATTTATAATAAAGACGCCTATTTGTCCATCTTTGATAGTGTGAGATTTTTCAATGAATATAATTTGTCCGTTTTTAAATAACGGCTCCATTGAGTCTCCATTTACTTTTAAAGCTATATCATGTGCGGGGACATAACCTCTTACGAATTCTTTTGAAATAGGCTCGTTATATAATCTTTCGCCAATACCAGCTGACGCACAACCATATATATCCACTTCGGATTTTTCTTGAATGTAAGAATTGAAATCTACCAGATTATCACTGTCATTATTTTGTTCTTCTAATTGATTAGTCGCATATTTTAGTACATTGCTTTGTCTTGGAGGCGTGAGTTTACTGTATATGGAAGTGATGTCGTTATTTTCAATTTTTCTATTCTTAGAAATATCAAACCCCATAAGCCACGCTTCGTTAACGTTTAAAGCCTTTGCTAGTTCAAAGACTTTGTCTTGTTTCGCTTCATATTTTCCGTTTAAATAATCGCTAATTGAGTTTCTACCAATACCAGTCCTTCTTGATAGCTCTGATTGAGATATCTTCCGTTCAGACATAATTTGCTTTAATCTATCCTTAAAACTGTTCATATTTCTGAACACCTCCTAAGAACATAATACTACGTACAATGACGATTATCAATAATTTTTAACAAATATTGTACAGAAAAATGTATTTTATGTGTTGACTTATTTGAACAAAGGTGTTTTAATTGATTTGTACAGAAAACCGAACAAGAAGGGAGGTGAGTTTATGATATACAATTTCGATTATAGTTTGCTGTACGAAAGAATGGCAGAGTATAGATATAGCCAAAGTTCTTTAGCGAACGCAATCCCTATTTCAAGGACATCTATTAATCACAAGTTGCAAGGAAAAAATTTATTTACACAATGGGAAATAAAACGAATCTGTGAATTATTAGAAATCCCACCAACAAAAGTAGGTAGATATTTTTTTGAACAAAATGTACAGAAACCTGTACAAATGTCGTAACAGGAGGAAACTATGGAACAAATCACATTAACCAAAGAAGAGTTGAAAGAAATTATAGCAAAAGAAGTTAGAGAGGCTATAAATGGCAAGAAACCAATCAGTTCAGGTTCAATTTTCAACAAAGTAAGAATCAGCCATAACGATTTTGATGAAATTAATAAAAAGTTTGCTTATACAGAACGTTTAAGAGGTGCTGACAATCTCGGCTTAGGACATCCATTATCTTTGAAGAAATATCAACACGGAATAGGATGTTATGAAAATTACAAAGCATACGCTAGTGAAATTCATGACCACATTAGAAAACTTACATTATCAGCTTTTGGTGTAACGCTTAATTCTGATTTAAAAGAGAGTGAATACGATGAAGCTAGCAGAATGTATGACATGTTGAAGAACTTTTATTTATATCGTTACCAAAAACGAATTGAAACCTTGTCAATTGAAGATTTCGAATAAAGGAGGAACTACAAATGTTACAAAAATTTAGAATTGCGAAAGAAAAAAATAAATTAAAACTCAAATTACTCAAGCATGCTAGTTACTGTTTAGAAAGAAACAACAACCCTGAACTGTTGCGAGCAGTTGCAGAGTTGTTGAAAAAGGTTAGCTAAATTCAACGGTAAGGATTTGCCCTGCCTCCACACTTAGAGTTTGAGATCCAACAAACACATAAGTTTTAGTAGGGTCTAGAAAAAATGTTTCGATTTCCTCTTTTGTAACAGTTTCAATTCCTTCATATCCTGGAAAAACAATTTTCTTTAAATCCGAAACATGTTTTTTTGAACCATCCTTTAAAGTAACTAGAAGTTTCATACTTATCACCTCCTTAGGTTGATAACAACATTATACACGAAAGGAGCATAAACAATATGCAAGCATTACAAACAAAATCGAACATAGGAGAAATGTTCAATATTCAAGAAAAAGAAAATGGAGAAATCGCAATAAGTGCAAGAGAGTTATATAAAGCTTTGGAAGTTAAAAAGCGTTTTAGCGCTTGGGCAGAAATTAACTTGAAGCATTTCAAAGAAAATAGGGATTTTACAAGTGTACTTACAAGTACGGTTGTTAATAACGGAGCTGTAAGACAACTAGAAGATTATGCTTTAACACTTGATGTAGCTAAACATGTTGCAATGATGTCAGGTACAGAAAAAGGTTTTGATTTTAGAGAGTACTTCATCCAAGTTGAAAAAGCATGGAATAGCCCAGAAATGATTATGCAACGTGCTTTAAAAATTGCTAACAACACAATCAATCAATTAGAAACAAAGATTGAACGTGATAAACCAAAAATTGTATTTGCAGATGCAGTAGCTACTACTAAGACATCAATTTTAGTTGGAGAGTTAGCAAAGATCATTAAACAAAACGGTGTAAACATCGGGCAACGCAGATTGTTTGAGTGGTTACGTCAAAACGGATTCCTTATTAAACGCAAGGGTGTGGATTATAACATGCCTACACAGTATTCAATGGAACGTGAGTTATTCGAAATTAAAGAAACATCAATCACACATTCGGACGGTCACACATCAATTAGTAAGACGCCAAAAGTAACAGGCAAAGGACAACAATACTTTGTTAATAAGTTTTTAGGAGAAAAACAAACATCTTAATAGGAGAACACTATGGAACAAATCACATTAACCAAAGAAGAGTGTGTCGAACAATGCATCAATAAAGACTTAAAACTTTTAGATTATCGAGTTCAACAAATTTTAGAAGGTGTTCTATCAGAAAGTACCACATACGGTGATGCAAGAAATAAATTAGAAACATTGAAAATTATTGCTGAATCTCATTTTAAAACCGAACATGCTTCAGTTATTTACAAATTAGCATTGAAAAAGTTAGACAAAAAAATCAACGCCACTCCAATTAAAGAGTGACGAAAAAGGAGGATTTCAAATGTTTAAGATTTTAAATGATATAAAAACTTCTTTAAAAAACCATCCTTGGGGTTGGAAAGAGCACTTACCTTATTTACTGATGTTAACTCTGTCACTTGTGGCTCTGATTTTCGGTGTTCTGTCCGCGATTCTATGATAACAGGTTTTATATAGATTCCTTACCTCCTCTCTGTAGGAGATAACAATATTATACACGAAAGGAATGATAGAAATGCCACATGTATTAAACGTAACCGTTCCAATACCTGAAACACACGTGCTTATCACAAAAGATGAATATGAAGAGTTAATAGCTTACTCATTAGACCCTGTATGGAACATGAGCGACTTAAAGAAGAAATTAAAAATTGCATCTGATGAGACTATCAAGGACAGATTACTATTTCATCCTAGATTTGAAAAAGAACTAAGAGCGCAAGGAATTGTGCATTACCCAGATGAGAATTTTAATCGCTGGAGATTTAACGCAAGAAAGATGAATAAATTCGTCGATGAGCATTTCAATGAAATATATAAGGAGAGAATAAAATGAGCAACATTTATAAAAGCTACCTATTAGCAGTATTATGCTTCACAGTCTTGGCAATTGTACTTATGCCGTTTCTATACTTCACCACTGCATGGTCGATTGCGGGATTCGCAAGTATCGCAACATTCATATTTTATAAGGAATACTTTTATGAAGAATAAAAAAACTGTTACTCACGGCAATGAGTAACAGTCTAAACAATTAGAAAATTAATGCATATTCAATATAAAACGAAATAAAGGAAGTGTCAACAATGTACTACAAAATTGGCGATGTATGTCAAAAAGTAATTAATGTAGACGGATTCGATTTTAAATTAGCAGTTAAGAAACAAGATTACAGCATTCTAGTGAATGTCTTAGATTTAGAAGATAGATTTATCGACGGTATAAATATAACAGATGAGAATGATCTATACACAGCATTAGACATATTAAATCAATCTATTTATGAATGGATTGAAGAGAACACAGACGAAAGAGACAGGCTAATTAACTTAGTCATGAGATGGTAGGTATAAGCATGAGAGATACAGAAAGAAATATATTGAATATTTTTAAGACGTTATTCGACGAATATACTTTGTCAAACCAACGAGCATTATTGGAAATTGAACGTAATCATCACGGATACTTATCGATTAATTTCTTACACTATCACGACAGTTACAAAACAAACAATAAGCTTGTGCAGATACATGAAATCAATCCAGACAGCCATGAACGAATAAAAAATTTAATTATCGAGGTGCTAAGAGGTCATCGGAAGATTAAAAAAGGAGCATGAGGAAAGATATGAAAATAAATAAGTTAACTATATCAAACTTTGCTGGAATCAAAGAAGAAAGCTTTAACTTTAACGGCAAAGATGCAAAAATATACGGCAATAATGCAACGGGTAAGACTACGACAGCAACCGCATTACAATGGCTGCTTTTCGATAAAGGTTTGGACGGATCAACCAAATCATTTAACCCTGTATCTTTAAACGAAAAAAACGAAGAAAATTATGAGTTAATTCCGACTGTTTTCGCAGAATTTGAAATCGACGGAAAAATTACGACTTTTAAAAAAGAGTCACATCCTAAATACACAATAAATCAAAAAACGAATCGCAAGGAATACTCACGAAGTCGAACGAAGAAACAATATATCAATGATGAATCAATAAAAGTAAAGGATTATAAAGCTCGTATTGATGAACTGATTGATGAAGATGTATTCAAGTTAATTACGAACCCTCAAGCATTTAACTTACTAGATTGGAAGAAGCGAAGAAGTTTGTTGTTTGAAATTGCTAAACCAATCAATGATGAGGATGTCATTAAAACAAATGATGATTTTAAAGAATTAAATAATATTCTTGGTGATCATGAAATTGAAACAAAGAAAAAAATTCTTACTGACAAGATAAAACAGATTAACAAAGACATCAAAGATATTCCGATACGTATTAATCAAACACAACAAAATAAGCAGGATGTACCAGAATTCGATAATGATAGATACGCAATTATCAAACAAGAAATTGAGCAACTTGAAAATGAGCGTATAGATATTCAAAACGGTAAGGAAGAAATTAATTTGCGTAATCAATTAGCTGATAAACAATCAGAATTGAAACGCATAGAAGACAATAACAGCGCAAGTAATGAGAACAAAATCCATGCTTTAACAAATGAATTACACGTTGAAAATGGAACGGTAGCAAACCTTAAAACGAGATTAAAGCAAAACAAACAACAAATCACGCATGAAGAAAATAGACGTAATCAATTATTAGAAAATCATAAAGGATTAAAAAGTGATTTAGAAAAAGCTAAAAATCAAAAATTTGAATATCTTGATGACAATGTATGTAGTTGTTGTGGTCAACAGTTACCAGCTGAACAAGTGAATGAGGCAAGAGAAAAAGCATTGCAGAAATTCAATGCTGGCAAATCGAAAGAATTAGAAACAATACAAACATCTATCAATCACATTATTTCAGAAGGCAAGAAAATAAAGCCAATCATCGAGAAGTTAGAGGATGACAATAATAATCTTCAAATTAAAATCAACGAAGCAGAAGAGCGTTCAGCAAGAATACAAAACAAAATTAATAAGTTGAAAACGACTCATGTTGACGTTACACAAACTGACGAATACAAAGCAGTAATGTTAGAGATAAACGAGATTAATCAAAAACGCTCGAACATTAGGAAAACTATTCAAGATAACGTTTCAGGAATAGATGACAAAATAAGCGAACTTACTCAAGAAAAATCAGAAATTGAAGTGTCAAGATCAATCGAAAAATCAAATAAACATCTAGATGATGTTATTTCTGAATTAAGAAATGAAGAAGATAGATTATTGGATGAAAAAGAAAAGTATTCACATGACCTTTATATCTTAAAAGAATTTACAACAACAAAAGTCAAAATGCTTACTGAAAATATCAATAATGAATTTGAGATTGCTGAATTTAAGTTATTCAATACCTTAGTTAACGGCGAATTAGAAGAAACATGTTCCACAACGGTTAACGGCGTCGAATACGACAGCGGTTTAAATAACGCCTCAAGAATTAATGTTGGCTTAGATATCATCAATACACTGTCAAAACATTTTAAAGTTACAGCGCCAATATTTATTGATAATGCTGAATCAGTAACAGAGCTTATCAAAACAGAATCACAACAAATTCAATTGATAGTAAATGAACAAGATAAAAAATTAAGAATGGAGACTATATAAAATGACTGAAAATAATAAATTACAAACTATTGAACAACAATTAGTACAAGAAAAGAACGTATCTGACAACGTATTAAACAAAGTGAGAGTTTTAGAGTCACAAGGCAATTTGGAATTGCCAAATGATTATTCACCAAGTAATGCCATGAAACAAGCATGGTTACAAATCAGCCAAGATAACAAATTAATGAGTTGTAACGATACAAGCAAAGCAAATGCCTTATTAGACATGGTAACGCAAGGTTTAAATCCAGCTAAAAATCAATGCTACTTTATTCCTTACGGCAACAAAATGCAGTTACAACGTAGCTATCACGGTAATGTAATGATGTTAAAACGTGATGCAGGTGCTCAAGATGTTGTTGCTCAAGTGATTTATAAAGGCGATACATTCAAGCAAGAAATGGGAGGAACAGGACGTATCAAAGCGATTAAACACGAACAAGACTTCTTTAACATCGACAAAGAAAACATTATCGGTGCGTACTGCACAATCGTATTTAATGATGGACGAGATAACTATATTGAAGTCATGACTATTGAACAAATTAAACAAGCATGGATGCAGTCATCAATGATTAAAGATGAAAAAGCATTACAAAATTCTAAAACACATAATAATTTCAAAGAAGAAATGGCTAAAAAAACAGTTATCAATAGAGCTGCTAAACGTTATATCAACACATCAACAGATAGCAATCTTTTCAAATACGCACAAGAATCCGAACAACGTCAACGCAAAGAAGTGTTGGACGCAGAAGTTGAAGAAAATGCAAATCAAGAACAATTGGACTTTGAACAACCAGTTCTCGAAGAAGCACAATACACAGAATTAGAAAATGATAAGCCTATTGATGTATCTGACTTTGAAGAAATAAAAGAACCTGCAACAGAAAAAGAAAGCGAAGAAGAGCCATTTTAATTGAAACAATAGCAACTGGTTCAAGTGGTAACTGCTACGTCTTAAATGATGGACGTACTACGTTACTACTTGAGTCAGGTATAAAATTTGAACGTGTTCAAAAGCATTTTAAATATAAAACAAGACATATAGCAGGGTGTCTTATCACACACGAACATGGTGATCATGCAAAGTACACAAAGCAGTTTGTCGACAATGGTGTAATCAGCTATATGACTGCTGGAACACAACAAGCTATGAATTTTGAAAGTCATCGCTTATGCACGATTAAGGCAAAGCAAGAGCTGCGAATAGGCACATGGTCAATTCTACCGTTTGACATCGAACATGATGCTAACGAGCCTGTGGCTTTCTTATTACAAAGTACATTAGGTTATAAGGTTCTGTATGTTACTGATACAAAGTATTTGAAATACAAATTTAACGGCATTACGCACATGATGTTAGAAGTTAATTATATCTATGAACAAATGCAGGAAAACATAAAAAACGGCAGTGTGCACAGCACATTAGCAAACAGAATTATGGAGTCTCATTTTAGCTTAGAACATGCTATCGGAATGTTAAAAGCAAATGATTTAACTAGACTCGAAGAAATACATTTAATTCATTTAAGTAGCCAAAATTCAAATGCAAAATACATTAAAAGTGAAATACAAAAAGTGACGGGCGTGCCCGTTTATGTTGGAGGTTTATAAATGATAAACAGAACAATATTAGTTGGTCGTTTAACTAGAGACCCAGAATTAAGAACCACTCAAAGTGGTGTAAATGTAGCATCATTCACATTAGCAGTTAACCGTACATTTACAAATGCACAAGGAGAGCGCGAGGCAGACTTTATTAATATCATCGTATTTAAAAAACAAGCAGAGAACGTTAATAAATACCTATCTAAAGGATCGTTGGCGGGCGTAGATGGCAGATTACAAACGCGTAACTATGAAAACAAGGAAGGTCAACGTGTATATGTTACGGAAGTTATTGCTGATAGTATTCAGTTTTTAGAACCGAAAAACTCAAATGACACTCAACAAGATTTATACCAACAACAAGTACAACAAACACGTGGACAATCGCAATATTCAAATAACAAACCAGTAAAAGATAATCCGTTTGCGAATGCAAATGGTCCGATTGAAATAGATGACAATGATTTACCATTCTAATTTAACCGGTTTGAAAGTGAGGTGTGTATATGACTGGTTGGATAAAACTTCATAGAAAATTATTAGATTCGCCTATTTTTCAGAACGAAAAGTTATTCAAAGTATTTGCATATTGTCTTATGAAAGCTAGTCATAAGGATCATACACAGCTTGTTGGCAGGCGGGTTGTCGAATTAGAAAAAGGTCAATTTGTGTTCGGGAGAAAGCGAGCAAGCGAAGAGTTACGTCTCAAAGAATCCACAGTAAGAGACTACATAAAGCTTTTAGAAAATCTTGGAACTATCGTCGTAAAGTCCGACAACAAATTTTCTGTTATAACCGTTGTCAATTGGGCGATTTATCAAAGTATGGAAGAAAATTCCGACAGCAAAAACGACAACAAATCAACAACAAATGGACAACAAATCAACAACAAATCAACAACAAATGGACAACAAATCAACACAAACAAGAATGTAAAGAATGGGGATAATGTAAAGAATGATGAGAATGAGAAGAAGAAGGCAGCTGCCTTCGACTTCTTCCAAGATAACGGATTCGGTTTCATAACTCCTTACAATTTAGACGATTTAAATTATTATCTTGATTCATTTGAAAATGATTCAGATCAAATAGTTACCGCATCACTTAAAATCGCTAAAGACAGAAATAAAGTTACTTGGGGATATGCTAAAAGCATTTTGAATACATGGCTTAATGCAAACTTGAAATCTATTGAACAAATACGTGCATTTGAAAAGCAACAACTGGAAAGCAAAAAGCAAACTAATAAACCTTATGTTAAACCATCGAAAGAAAAAACACCCAAATGGCTCACAGACAGCACGAGAGAAACGAAAACGCCGGAAGTAGATGAAAACCTTGAGAAAGACAGAGAAGCTTTTATTAAGCGTCTAAATAGCAAATGGGAGTGATTGAAAATGGATGCATTTGATAAATACTATCTATTTGATCATGACGGCAACAAAATGTTTTCAGTTACACCACATTTTAAAGATGGTCGGCATTTAGTTGTTGGAATAAAAGAAACAAAATTTAATGGTCGTCGTTGGTATTTAGACGATTATGAATTAAATACACTTATTGATAATGAACAAATGGAGTTAGGACACCAAACAAGCTTATTTGAATATATATGAGGGATTACATGGAGATAGAAATTAAATTTAATGAAGTGTTTAATGCGCCGATGGGGTCGCCCCGTCCACGCTTTCGTAAAACAGGTAGATTTGTTCAAACTTACATGCCAACGTCTTACACAAAGCATAAAGCGTATATACAAGGGCAAATGCCTAAGTTAAATCTAGAGCGCGCACTAAAAATCGAATTAGACTTTTACTTTCCATTGCTTAAATCGTGGTCGAAGAAAAAGAAAAGCGAAATGGTTGGGCAGTATAAAGTGACTAATCCGGATATCGACAACTTAATTAAAACGGTATTAGATGCTTGTAATGGCCATGTATGGAAAGACGATAACCAAATTACAGAAATAACTAGCTCAAAGCGTTATGGAATTGAGCCCAAAATAATCATACGAATAGAAGAAATATAAGAGGTGGATAAAATGGCGAGAAAAGCAAGAATTGTAACAATAAACGATAAACCTTATAGGTTCAGTAAATTTGAAATGGAATTAATAGAAAGTCACGGTATAACCGCTGGAATGGTTTCTAAGAGAGTAAAAGACGGTTGGGAACTACATGAAGCAATGGACGCACCAGAAGGTACGCGTTTAAGCGAGTACAGAGAAAAGAAAACAATAGAAAGACTGGAACAAGCTAGACTCGAACGCAAATTGGAAAGAAAGCAAAAGAAAGAGGCTGAGCTAAGAAGAAAGAAGCCACATTTGTTTAATGTACCACAGAAACATCCAAGAGGACGTTATGCGTGCTACCTGATGGAAAACGACATATTCGTGAAAGTTAAGAAGTAGATCATGACAGATAACGCACGCAAAGAATACCTAAATCAATTCTTTGGATCTAAGAGATATCTGTATCAGGATAACGAACGAGTGGCACATATTCATGTAGTAAACGGCACTTATTACTTTCATGGGCATATCGTACCAGGTTGGCAAGGCGTTAAAAAGATGTTTGATACAGCAGAAGAGCTCGAAACATATATAAAGCAACATGGTTTGGAATACGAGGAACAGAAGCAACTAACTTTATTTTAGAGGAGATATAAAAATGAAAATCAAATTTAAAAAAGAAATGACATTAGATGAATTAATTAAGTGGGCATGGGAGAACCCTGAATTAGTAAGAGGAGAGAAATTTTATGCGCAAGGCAAGAGTAATGAAACATATGTGTATTTCCATCTTTACGACGGAAGAAAGTGCATCTTAAGAGAATATATATCAGCCGATGACACTTTTGAAGTCGAATATGAAGAGGAAATCACGGAAGAAACTGTAATACCGAAGTTAGTAAAAATGTACAAAGACGGAAAAATGTCCGTTTACAATGACTATTCGATTAAGCGTTCTTTGCTTTATTCCCCTAAAGCATACTATATCTTAAACGACGACCTAACTATGACGTTAATCTGGAAAGATGGGGAGTTGGTAGAATGATGCAAACCTATAAAGTAAGTCTTTGTATCAAGTTCTTAGCGTCTAAATGTAATTATAAATTAAAAAAGCATTATTTTGTGCAAAGTACGAATGAGGAAGAAGCCACGAATACGGTATTAAAACTGACTCGTAAAAAGCTCCCGTTCCAAACTGCAAGCATAGAGGTCGAAAAAGTGGAGGTAGTAGTATGATGCCGAAATATCGAGTGTGGGACGAATATACAGGAAGAATACACGATGTTGTAGGATTCGACTTCATTGAGACTGAAGTTCACTATGAAAACTACGCGGAAGCAGAAGCTTTAATACATGCAAGAGATTTTAAAGATGTAGAACTTATGCAAAGTACAGGACTTAAAGACAAAAACAACAACGAAATATATGCGGGAGATATAGTTGAGTTTGAAGATGAAATATTAGAGATGCCAGACGATGAATCTGTAATAGGAACAATTAATAGAGCAGTAATATCTATTGATGTTGTAAATGGTATTCAATTAAAAGATTTTATGTTTGAGGGCGCAGTCTCCGAAAATGATTACTTTGAGTATATAGACATAAAATCCTTCCTTAGATATGACTGTGAGGTTAAAGGCAACATATTTGAATCATCACATTTATTGGAGGTAACAGAATGAACTATGAAACAGGGGTCCAACTAGGTGTAATGGACGCTAGGTTGAAGAAGATGAGAAAACAACGTGATGAGTACAAGAAGCAACGTGATGAGCTTATTGGGGATATAGGTAAGTTAAGAGAACGCAACAAAGAGCTGGAGAAGAAAGCAAGTGCATGGGATAGGTATTGCAAGAGCGTTGAAAAAGATTTAATAAACGAATTTGGCAAAGATGGTGAAAGAGTTAAATTTGGAATGGAATTAAACAATAAAACTTTTATGGAGGAAGACACTAATGAATAACCGTGAACAAATTGAACAGTCCGTTATAAGTGCTAGTGCGTATAACGGCAATGACACAGAGGGATTACTAAAAGAGATTGAGGACGTATATAAGAAAGCGCAAGCGTTTGATGAAATACTTGAGGGAATGACAAATGCTATTCAACATTCAGTTAAAGAAGGTATTGAACTTGATGAAGCAGTAGGGATTATGACGGGTCAAGTTGTCTATAAATATGAGGAGGAGCAGGAAGATGAAAAAATTTAATGTTCAAATCACATACACTGGCATGATTGAAGAGACTATCGAGGCTGAAAGTTTAGACGAAGCAGAATTTGAGGCTCATGATATTGCGAGAATGGAAGTGCCATTTGATTGTGATGAATTTGAAATTAATGTAGAGGTGGAACAGGAAAATGACTAACACATTACAAGTAAAACTATTATCAGAAAATGCTAGAATGCCCGAACGAAATCATAAGACGGATGCAGGTTATGATATATTCTCAGCTGAAACTGTCGTACTTGAGCCACAAGAAAAGGCAGTGATTAAAACAGATGTAGCTGTAAGCATACCAGAGGGCTATGTCGGGCTATTAACTAGCCGTAGTGGTGTAAGTAGTAAAACACATTTAGTGATTGAAACAGGCAAGATAGACGCGGGATATCATGGCAATTTAGGGATTAATATCAAGAATGATAATGAAACGTTAGAGAGTGAGTATATAAGTAACTTTGGACGTAGTCCTTCTGGTATAGACGGACAATATGCCCTACTACCTGTAACAGATAAAATTTTATGTATGAATGGTAGTTATGTCATAAACAAAGGCGACAAACTAGCTCAATTGGTTATTGTGCCTATATGGACACCGGAACTAAAGCAAGTGGAGGAATTCGAGAGTGTTTCAGAACGTGGAGCAAAAGGCTTCGGAAGTAGCGGAGTGTAAAGACATCTTAGATCGAGTTAAGGAGGTTTTGGGGAAGTGACGCAATACTTAGTCACAACATTCAAAGATTCAACAGGACGTAAGCATACACACATAACTAAAGCTAAGAGCAATCAAAGGTTTACAGTTGTTGAGGCAGAGAGTAAAGAAGAAGCGAAAGAGAAGTACAAGGCGCGAAATGCGCCAGTTGATGGAGCGACCAACTTAAACGATATCAAATCAAATATTGGTATCTTTCACGTTGAAAAAGTCGAACCAAACGAGGGTATGGTGGATATTAATATTGAGACAATGAAACCATTCGAGGAGGCAGATGATGATTAACATACCTAAAATGAAATTCCCGAAAAAGTACACTGAAATAATCAAAAAATATAAAAATAAAACACCTGAAGAAAAAGCTAAGATTGAAGATGATTTCATTAAAGAAATTAATGATAAAGACAGTGAATTTTACAGTCCTATGACGGCTAATATGAATGAACATGAATTAAGGGCTATGTTAAGAATGATGCCTAGTTTAATTGATACTGGAGATGACAATGATGATTAAAAAACTTAAAAATATGGATTGGTTCGATATCTTTATTGTTGGAATACTGCGATTATTCGGCGTAATCGCACTGATGCTTGTTGTCATATCGCCTATCTATACAGTGGCTAGTTACCAAAACAAAGAAGTACATCAAGGGACAATTACAGATAAATATAACAAGAGACAAGATAAAGAAGACAAGTTCTATATTGTATTAGACAACAAGCAAGTCATTGAAAACTCTGACTTATTATTCAAAAAGAAATTTGATAGCGCAGACATACAAGCTAGGTTAAAAGTAGGCGATAAAGTAAAAGTTAAAACGATTGGTTATAGAATACACTTTTTAAATTTATATCCAGTCTTATACGAAGTGAAGAAGGTAGGTAAATGATGGTTAAACAAATATTAAGACTATTATTCTTATTAGCAATGTATGAGCTAGGTAAGTATGTAACTGAACAAGTATATATTATGATGACGGCTAATAATGATGTAGAGGCAGCAAGTGACTTTGAAAAAATCAGAGCTGAAGTTTCATGGTAATAGCTATTATCATTTTTGAATTAATTATATTAATGTGTTTAGCAATAGCACTGGAGGTGTTGTAAATATGTGGATTGTCATTTCAATTGTTTTATCTATATTTTTATTGATCTTGTTAAGTAGCATTTCTCATAAGATGAAAACCATAGAAGCATTGGAGTATATGAATGCTTATCTTTTCAAGCAGTTAGTAAAAAATAATGGTGTTGAAGGTTTAGAAGATTATGAAAATGAAGTTGAACGAATTAGAAAAAGATTTAAAAGCTAAAGAGAGGCGTTGGCTTCTCTGTTCTATCTAAAATAATGAAAGGAGCCGAACATGTTAGACAAAGTCACTCAAATAGAAACAATTAAATATGATCGTGATGTTTCATATTCTTATGCTGCTAGTCGTTTATCTACACATTGGACTAATCACAATATGGCTTGGTCTGACTTTATGCAGAAGCTAGCACAAACAGTTAGAACTAAAGAAGATTTAACTGAGTACAATAAAATGTCTAAGTCTGAACAAGCCGATATAAAAGATGTTGGTGGATTTGTCGGCGGATATTTAAAAGAAGGGAAACGGCGTGCTGGTCAAGTCATGAATCGTTCAATGCTAACACTTGATATCGATTATGCTGCTCAAGATATGACCGACATATTATCTATGTTTTATGATTTTGCATACTGTTTATATTCAACACATAAGCATAGAGAGATAAGTCCAAGACTGCGTTTAGTGATTCCTTTAAAACGGAATGTAAATGCAGATGAGTATGAAGCTATTGGACGTAAAGTGGCAGATATCGTTGGCATGGATTACTTCGATGATACAACTTATCAACCACATAGGTTAATGTATTGGCCTTCAACTAGCAATGATGCAGAATTTTTCTTTACCTATGAAGATTTACCTTTGTTAGATCCAGATAAAATATTAAATGAATATGTTGATTGGACTGACACATTAGAATGGCCAACGTCTTCAAAGGAAGAGAGTAAGACTAAAAGATTAGCAGATAAGCAAGGTGACCCAGAAGAAAAGCCGGGAATTGTTGGCGCATTTTGTAGAGCCTATACGATAGAAGAAGCTATATCAACTTTTATTCCTGACTTATACGAAAAACATTCTACTAACCGTTATACCTATCATGAAGGTTCAACTGCAGGTGGATTGGTGTTATACGAAAATAACAAGTTTGCCTATTCTCATCATAATACGGATCCCGTTAGCGGTATGCTTGTGAACAGTTTTGATTTAGTACGCATACACTTATATGGTGCTCAAGATGAAGACGCTAAAACAGATACTCCGGTTAATCGACTACCTAGTTATAAAGCAATGCAGCAAAGAGCGCAAAATGATGAAGTTGTTAAAAAGCAATTAATTAACGACAAAATGTCTGATGCAATGCAGGATTTCGATGAAATAGTAAATAGCGATGATGCATGGTCTGAGACGTTAGAAATTACTTCGAAAGGTACTTTCAAAGCTAGTATCCCAAATATAGAAATTATATTGCGTAATGATCCAAATTTAAAAGGAAAAATAGCATTTAATGAATTTACAAAACAAATTGAATGCTTAGGGAAAGTGCCATGGAATACTAATTTTAAGACACGTCAATGGCAAGACGGTGATGATAGCAGTTTAAGAAGTTATATCGAAAAGATTTATGACATACACCATTCAGGTAAAACAAAAGATGCCATTATAAGCGTAGCAATGCAAAATGCTTATCATCCAGTAAGGGATTATCTAAATAAAATATCGTGGGATGGACATAAACGTCTTGAAAAGTTATTTATCAAATACTTAGGTGTTGAAGATACTGAAGTGAATAGAACAACTACCAAAAAAGCATTGACTGCTGGAATTGCTCGAGTAATGGAGCCTGGATGTAAATTTGACTATATGCTTACACTTTATGGTCCTCAAGGTGTAGGTAAATCTGCTTTGCTAAAAAAATTAGGTGGTGCATGGTTTTCTGACAGTTTAGTTTCTGTTACAGGTAAAGAAGCCTATGAGTCCTTACAAGGCGTTTGGCTAATGGAAATGGCAGAACTTGCAGCTACAAGAAAAGCTGAAGTTGAAGCTATTAAGCATTTCATATCTAAACAAGTTGACCGGTTTCGTGTTGCTTATGGACATTATATTGAAGATTTTCCAAGGCAATGTATTTTCATTGGTACAACTAATAAAGTTGATTTCTTAAGAGATGAAACTGGTGGAAGACGTTTTTGGCCAATGACTGTAAATCCAGAGAGAGTTGAAGTGAACTGGTCTAAACTAACCAAAGAAGAGATCGACCAAATTTGGGCAGAAGCTAAATATTATTATGAACAAGGAGAAGAGTTATTCCTCAACCCTGAACTAGAAGAAGAAATGCGTTCAATACAAAGCAAACATACTGAGGAATCTCCATATACAGGCATTATTGATGAATATCTTAACACACCAATTCCTAGCAATTGGGATGACTTAACTATCTTTGAACGAAGACGATTTTATCAAGGTGATGTTGATATGTTACCAACAGGAAATGTAGATTACGTTGAAAGAAATAAGGTCTGTGCGCTTGAAGTGTTTGTTGAATGTTTTGGTAAAGATAAGGGAGATAGTAGAGGATCTATGGAAATTAGAAAGATTTCAAACATCTTAAGACAATTAGACAATTGGTCTGTATATGATGGTAATAAAAGTGGGAAAATTCGATTTGGAAAAGATTATGGTGTACAGATAGCTTATGTAAGAGATGAAAGTTTAGAAGATTTAATATAATAAATATTGAATAAATATACATTTTAGAGTGTTGTATCAGATGTTGCATCATTTTTTGAGTGATGCAACACGTGAGTGTAAAAAGTAATCGTAGGTGTTGCATCATTTTTAGTGATGCAACATTGATGCAACAAATGATACAACACCTCTTTCCCTTCTCGCTGTAAGGTTCAACCCTGTTTGTTTCCAATGTTGCATCAAATTCACTATAAAGTTTAAAAAGTAGTGTTAGGGAGTAAAGAGGTATAGGGGTAACCTTCTAACAGCTATTTTTAAAAGTTTGGCAAGAATTGATGCAACATCGGAACACAAATATAAATTTTGTATACAAGGTGAATATATGAAAGAATCGACATTAGAAAAATATTTAGTGAAAGAGATAACAAAGCTAAACGGTTTATGTTTAAAATGGGTTGCACCTGGAACAAGAGGTGTGCCAGATAGAATTATTATTATGCCAGAAGGAAAAACATATTTTGTAGAAATGAAGCAAGAAAAAGGAAAGTTGCATCCTTTACAAAAATATGTGCATAGACAATTTGAAAATAGAGATCATAAAGTATATGTGTTATGGAATAAAGAACAAGTAAATACTTTTATCAGAATGGTAGGTGGAACATTTGGCGATTGACTTCAAACCACATAGCTATCAAAAGTATGCAATAGATAAAGTGATAGATAATGAGAAATACGGTCTGTTTTTAGATATGGGTCTAGGGAAAACAGTATCAACACTTACAGCATTTAGTGAATTGCAGTTGTTAGACACTAAAAAAATGTTAGTTATAGCACCTAAACAAGTTGCTAAAGATACATGGGTTGATGAAGTTGATAAGTGGAACCATTTAAATCATCTGAAAGTGTCTTTAGTTTTAGGAACACCTAAAGAAAGAAATGATGCATTAAACACAGAGGCTGATATCTATGTAACCAATAAAGAAAATACTAAATGGTTATGTGATCAATATAAAAAAGAATGGCCATTTGACATGGTTGTGATTGATGAACTGTCTACATTTAAAAGTCCTAAGAGTCAAAGGTTTAAATCTATTAAAAAGAAATTACCACTCATTAATAGATTTATAGGATTAACAGGAACACCTAGTCCAAATAGTTTACAGGATTTATGGGCTCAAGTTTATTTGATAGACAGAGGTGAAAGACTTGAGTCTTCATTCAGTCGTTATCGAGAAAGGTACTTTAAACCAACTCATCAAGTTAGCGAACATATTTTTAAGTGGGAGCTAAGAGACGGATCTGAAGAAAAGATATATAAACAAATAGAAGATATATGTTTAAGCATGAAAGCGAAAGATTATCTGGATATGCCTGACAGAGTTGATACTAAACAAACAGTAGTCTTATCAGAAAAAGAAAGAAAAGTATATGAAGAATTAGAAAAAAACTATATTTTAGAATCGGAAGAAGAAGGAACAGTTGTAGCTCAAAATGGGGCATCATTAAGTCAGAAACTACTTCAACTATCTAACGGCGCAGTTTATACAGATGAGGAAGATGTAAGACTTATACATGATAAGAAGTTAGATAAGTTAGAGGAAATTATAGAGGAGTCTCAAGGCCAATCAATACTATTGTTTTATAACTTCAAACACGATAAAGAAAGAATACTTCAAAGGTTTAAGGAAGCAACCACATTAGAGGATTCAAACTATAAAGAACGTTGGAACAGTGGAGACATTAAGTTGCTTATAGCACATCCAGCAAGTGCAGGACATGGATTAAACTTACAACAAGGTGGGCACATTATTGTTTGGTTTGGACTTACATGGTCCTTGGAATTATACCAACAAGCAAATGCTAGATTATATAGACAAGGACAAAATCATACGACTATTATTCATCACATCATGACCGATAACACAATAGATCAAAGAGTATATAAAGCTTTACAAAATAAAGAACTAACGCAAGAAGAATTGATGAAAGCTATTAAAGCAAGAATAGCTAAGCATAAGTAATGGAGGTATAAGATGGGAAAGGCATCATATGATATTAAGCCAGGAACATTTAAATATATTGAATCAGAAATATATAATTTAAATGAGAACAAGAAAGAGATAAATAGATTGAGAATGGAGATACTTAACCCAACGAAAGAACTAGACACCAACATTGTGTATGGACCGTTACAAAAAGGAGAGCCAGTTAGAACAACTGAGTTAATGGCGACAAGGTTATTGACTAATAAGATGTTACGTAACTTAGAAGAGATGGTTGAAGCAGTTGAAAGTGAGTACTTAAAGTTACCTGAAGATCATAAGAAAGTAATAAGGTTAAAGTATTGGAATAAAGATAAGAAGCTAAAGATAGAACAAATAGGGGATGCTTGTCACATGCATCGCAATACAGTTACTACAATACGAAAGAACTTTGTTAAAGCGATAGCGTATCATGCAGGTATCAAATAACATTGTGCAAAGATTGTGCAAAAGGCCTACAAATCTGTAGTAATATGATAGTATCGGAAAGATGTATAAAGTTATCTGAAAGTTATACGACATAAATACATGAGGCGCATCGCTAAGCGGTGTGTCTTTTGTTATGCAATCAAAGAGGTGTAAGAGATGACCAAGCATAATAACATTTATAAGCATGGTCGTAAGTCATATCAATACGATTGGTTCTATCATTCAAAAGCATGGAAGAAGTTAAGAGAGATAGCATTAGATAGAGATAATTATCTTTGTCAAATGTGTTTACGCGAAGATATTATAACAGATGCAAAGATTGTGCATCACATTATTTATGTTGATGAAGATTTTAACAAAGCTTTAGACTTAGATAATCTAATGTCAGTTTGTTATAGCTGTCATAACAAAATTCATGCAAATGATAATGACAAAAGTAATCTTAAGAAAATTAGAGTTCTAAAAATTTAAATAAAAAAATTATTTAAATAAAATTTTATGCCCCCCTGCCCATCGGCTTAAAATGTTTTTTCGCCGGGTACCGGAGAGGCCCAAACGCTAGCAACGCGGATAAATTTTTCATGAAAGGGGGTCTTTATATGAAGTTAACAAAAAAACAGCTAAAAGAATATATAGAAGATTACAAAAAATCTGATGACATATTAATTAATTTGTATATAGAAACATATGAATTTTATTGTCGGTTAAGAGATGAACTTAAAAATAGTGATTTAATGATAGAGCATACAAACAAGGCTGGTGCGAGCAATATTATTAAGAATCCATTAAGCATAGAACTGACAAAAACAGTTCAAACACTAAATAACTTACTCAAGTCTATGGGTTTAACTGCAGCACAAAGAAAAAAGATAGTTCAAGAAGAAGGTGGATTCGGTGACTATTAAAGTTTTAAATGAACCTTCACCAAAACTATTAACAACATGGTATGCAGAGCAAGTCACTCAAGGGAAAATAAAAACAAGCAAATATGTTAGAAAAGAATGTGAGAGACATCTTAGATATCTAGAAAATGGAGGTAAATGGGTATTTGATGAAGAATTAGCGCATCGTCCTATTCGATTCATAGAAAAGTTTTGTAAACCTTCCAAAGGATCTAAACGTCAACTTGTATTACAACCATGGCAACATTTTATTATTGGCAGTTTGTTTGGTTGGGTTCATAAAGAAACAAAACTGCGCAGGTTTAAAGAAGCTTTGATATTTATGGGGCGAAAAAATGGTAAAACAACTACTATATCTGGTGTTGCTAACTATGCTGTTTCTCAAGATGGAGAAAACGGCGCTGAAATCCATCTTTTAGCAAACGTAATGAAACAAGCTAGAATATTATTCGATGAATCTAAGGCGATGATAAAAGCTAGCCCAAAGCTTGATAAAAATTTCAGAACATTAAGAGATGAAATCCATTATGACGCAACGATATCAAAAATTATGCCCCAAGCATCAGATAGCGATAAGTTAGATGGATTGAATACACACATGGGGATTTTTGATGAAATTCATGAATTTAAAGACTATAAATTGATTTCAGTTATAAAAAACTCAAGAGCTGCAAGGTTACAACCTCTTCTCATCTACATTACGACAGCAGGGTATCAATTAGATGGTCCGCTTGTTGATATGGTAGAAGCGGGAAGAGACACCTTAGATCAAATCATAGAAGACGAAAGAACTTTTTATTATTTAGCATCTTTGGATGATGACGATGATATTAATGATTCGTCGAACTGGATAAAAGCAAATCCCAACTTAGGTGTCTCTATAAATTTAGATGAGATGAAAGAAGAGTGGGAAAAAGCTAAGAGAACACCAGCTGAACGTGGAGATTTTATAACCAAAAGGTTTAATATCTTTGCTAATAATGACGAGATGAGTTTTATTGATTACCCAACACTCCAAAAAAATAATGAAATTGTTTCTTTAGAAGAGCTGGAAGGCAGACCATGCACGATTGGTTATGATTTATCAGAAACAGAGGACTTTACAGCCGCGTGTGCTACTTTTGCGTTAGATAATGGTAAAGTTGCAGTTTTATCGCATTCATGGATTCCTAAGCACAAAGTTGAATATTCTAACGAAAAAATACCCTATAGAGAATGGGAAGAAGATGGCTTATTAACAGTGCAAGATAAGCCTTATATTGACTACCAAGATGTTTTAAATTGGATAATTAAGATGAATGAGCATTATGTAGTAGAAAAAATTACTTATGATAGAGCGAACGCATTCAAACTAAATCAAGAGTTAAAAAATTACGGGTTTGAAACGGAAGAAACAAGACAAGGAGCTTTGACCTTGAGCCCTGCATTGAAGGATTTAAAAGAAATGTTTTTAGATGGGAAAATAATATTTAATAATAATCCTTTAATGAAATGGTATATCAATAATGTTCAGTTGAAACTAGACAGAAACGGAAACTGGTTGCCGTCTAAGCAAAGCAGATATCGTAAAATAGATGGCTTTGCAGCATTTTTAAACACATATACAGATATTATGAATAAAGTTGTTTCTGACAAGGGTGAAGGAAACATAGAATTTATTAGTATTAAAGATATAATGCGTTAAGGAGGTGAATGTTATCGCAAAAGAGAATATTGTCACACGCATAAAGAAAAAATTGATAGACAATTGGATTGATCAGTCAGCTTCTAAGCTTTATGACTTTAGCCCATGGAAAAATAAATCTTTTTGGGGTGTAATCAATAATACGCTTGAAACTAATGAAACGATATTTTCAGCTATTACAAAGTTATCTAATTCGATGGCTAGTTTGCCCTTGAAAATGTATGAAGATTATAAAGTAGTTAATACAGAAGTATCTGATTTACTTACAGTGTCACCGAATAATTCTCTGAGCAGTTTTGATTTTATTAATCAAATTGAAACAATCAGAAATGAAAAAGGTAATGCATATGTGCTAATTGAACGAGACATCTATCATCAACCATCAAAGCTTTTCTTATTAAATCCAGATGTTGTTGAAATGTTAATTGAAAACCAATCACGTGAACTTTATTATTCCATTCATGCTGCAACTGGAAATAAATTGATTGTTCATAATATGGACATGTTGCATTTTAAACACATCGTGGCATCTAATATGGTGCAAGGCATTAGTCCGATTGATGTGTTGAAGAATACAACTGATTTTGATAATGCAGTAAGAACCTTTAATCTTACAGAAATGCAAAAACCTGATTCTTTCATGCTTAAATATGGTTCCAATGTAGGTAAAGAAAAAAGGCAGCAAGTGTTAGAAGATTTCAAACAGTACTATGAAGAAAACGGTGGAATATTATTCCAAGAGCCTGGTGTTGAAATCGAACCGTTACCTAAAAAATATGTCTCTGAAGATATAGTGGCAAGCGAGAATTTAACAAGAGAAAGAGTAGCTAACGTTTTTCAATTGCCCTCAGTATTCTTAAATGCAAGATCAAATACAAATTTCGCGAAAAATGAAGAGTTAAACAGATTTTACTTGCAGCATACCTTATTGCCAATCGTCAAACAGTATGAAGAAGAATTTAATCGGAAACTACTTACTAAAACAGACAGAGAAAAAAATAGGTATTTTAAATTTAACGTTAAATCTTATTTAAGGGCTGATAGTGCAACACAAGCAGAAGTGTACTTTAAAGCAGTTCGTAGTGGTTACTACACTATAAATGACATTAGAGAGTGGGAAGATTTACCACCAGTTGAAGGTGGAGATAAGCCGCTAATAAGCGGTGATTTATACCCAATTGACACGCCACTTGAATTAAGAAAATCTTTGAAAGGTGGTGATAAAAATGTCAATGAAAGCTAAGTATTTTCAAATGAAAAGAAAATCAAAAAGTAAAGGTGAAATATTTATTTATGGTGATATTGTAAGTGATAAATGGTTTGAAAGTGATGTAACTGCTACAGATTTCAAAAATAAACTAGATGAACTAGGAGACATCAGTGAAATAGATGTTCATATAAATTCATCTGGAGGCAGTGTATTTGAAGGGCATGCAATATACAATATGCTAAAAATGCATCCTGCAAAAATTAATATCTATGTCGATGCCTTAGCGGCATCAATTGCTAGTGTTATCGCTATGAGTGGTGACACTATTTTTATGCACAAAAATAGTTTTTTAATGATTCATAATTCATGGGTTATGACTGTAGGTAATGCAGAAGAATTAAGAAAGACAGCGGATTTACTTGAAAAAACAGATGCTGTTAGTAATTCAGCTTATTTAGATAAAGCAAAAGATTTAGATCAAGAACACTTAAAACAGATGTTAGATGCAGAAACTTGGCTTACTGCAGAAGAAGCCTTGTCTTTCGGCTTGATAGATGAAATTTTAGGAGCTAATGAAATAGCTGCTAGTATCTCTAAAGAGCAATATAAGCGTTTCGAGAACGTCCCAGAAGATTTAAAGAAAGATGTAGACAAAATCACTAAAATTGATGATGTAGATACATCTGAATTGGTTGAAACACCTAAAGAAAGTATGTCACTAGAAGAAAAAGAAAAAAGAGAAAAAATTAAACGCGAATGCGAAATTTTAAAAATGACAATGAATTATTAGGAGGAAATGAAATGCCGACATTATATGAATTAAAACAATCCTTAGGTATGATTGGACAACAATTAAAAAATAAAAATGATGAATTGAGTCAGAAAGCAACAGATCCAAATATTGATATGGAAGACATCAAACAACTAGAAACAGAAAAAGCAGGTTTACAACAAAGATTTAACATTGTTGAAAGACAAGTGCAAGACATTGAAGAGAAAGAAAAAGCGAAAGTTAAAGATAAAGGAGAAGCTTATCAATCTTTAAGTGATAATGAGAAGATGGTTAAAGCTAAGGCAGAGTTTTATCGTCACGCGATTTTACCAAATGAATTTGAAAAACCTTCAATGGAGGCACAACGTTTATTACACGCTTTACCAACAGGAAATGATTCAGGTGGAGATAAGCTCTTACCAAAAACACTTTCTAAAGAAATTGTTTCAGAACCATTTGCTAAAAACCAATTACGTGAAAAAGCTCGTCTAACTAACATTAAAGGTTTAGAGATTCCAAGAGTTTCATACACTTTAGACGATGATGATTTCATTACAGACGTAGAAACAGCAAAAGAATTAAAAGCAAAAGGTGATACAGTCAAGTTCACTACTAATAAATTCAAAGTATTTGCTGCAATTTCAGATACTGTAATTCATGGATCAGATGTAGATTTAGTAAACTGGGTTGAAAACGCACTACAATCAGGATTAGCAGCTAAAGAGCGTAAAGATGCCTTAGCAGTAAGTCCTAAATCTGGATTAGAACACATGTCATTTTATAATGGATCTGTTAAAGAAGTTGAGGGAGCAGACATGTATGATGCTATTATTAACGCTTTAGCAGATTTACATGAAGATTATCGTGATAACGCAACAATTTATATGCGATATGCAGATTATGTCAAAATTATTAGTGTTCTTTCAAATGGAACAACAAATTTCTTTGACACACCAGCAGAAAAAGTATTTGGCAAACCAGTAGTATTTACAGATGCAGCAGTTAAACCTATTGTGGGAGATTTCAATTATTTTGGAATTAACTATGATGGAACAACTTATGACACTGATAAAGATGTTAGAAAAGGCGAATATTTGTTTGTATTAACAGCATGGTATGATCAGCAACGTACATTAGACAGTGCATTCAGAATTGCAAAAGCAAAAGAAAATACAGGTCCATTACCCAGCTAAGCCCCAAAAGGTTAATGTAACAGCTAAGGCTAAATCAGCTGTAATATCAGCCGAATAGGGGTGATGAAATGAGTTTAGAAGAAATTAAATTGTGGTTGAGAATTGACTATAATTTCGAAAATGATTTAATTGAAGGTCTCATTCAATCGGCTAAGTCTGAATTACTATTAAGTGGGGTTCCAGATTATGACAAAGATGACTTGGAATACCCGCTTTTTTGTACAGCGATTAAATATATCATTGCAAGAGATTATGAAAGTCGTGGATACTCAAATGACCAATCTAGAAGCAAGGTGTTTAATGAAAAAGGATTGCAAAAAATGATTTTGAAATTAAAAAAGTGGTAGGTGATTTTTAAATGGAATTTAATGAATTTAAAGATCGCGCGTATTTTTTTCAATATATAAACAAAGGACCATATCCAGATGAAGAGGAAAAAATGAAATTGTATAGTTGCTTTTGTAAAATTTATAATCCTTCTATGAAAGATAGAGAAATTTTAAAAGCGACTGAATCAAAATCAGGATTAACCATAATTGTCAGGTCTTCTAAAACTGAATATCTACCACAAACAAATCACTTAGTTAAAATTGACAGTGCATTATATTCCGATAAATTATTCAACATTGTAGAAATAAGAATTGATACACCAGATATTGGCTATAATACAGTGGTTTTATCAGAAAAATGAGTGTAGAAATTAAAGGGATACCTGAAGTGTTGAATAAATTAGAATCGGTATACGGTAAACAAGCAATGCAGGCTAAGAGTGATAAAGCTTTAAATGAAGCATCTGAATTTTTTATAAAGGCTTTAAAGAAAGAGTTCGAGAGCTTTAAAGATACGGGTGCCAGTATAGAAGAAATGACTAAATCTAAGCCTTATACAAAAGTTGGCAGTCAAGAAAGGGCTGTTTTAATTGAATGGGTAGGCCCTATGAATCGCAAAAACATTATTCACTTGAATGAACATGGTTATACAAGAGATGGAAAAAAATATACACCAAGAGGTTTTGGAGTTATTGCAAAAACATTAGCTGCTAGCGAACGTAAGTATAGAGAAATTATAAAAAAGGAGTTGGCCAGATAAATGAATATATTAAACACCATAAAAGGAATTTTATTATCTGATGCAGAGCTCAAAACACATATAAATTCTAGAATATACTATTACAAAGTCACTGAAAACGCTGAAACTTCCAAACCCTTTGTTGTTATTACACCTGTTTATGATTTGCCTTCAGACTTTATGTCTGATAAATATCTCAGTGAAGAATACTTAATTCAAATAGATGTAGAATCTTCAAATAATCAGAAAACAATTGATATAACAAAACGAATAAGATACCTGTTATATCAACAAAATTTAATTCAAGCATCTAGTCAGTTAGATGCTTATTTTGAAGAAACTAAACGTTATGTGATGTCGAGACGATATCAAGGCATACCCAAAAATATATATTATAAAAATCAGCGCATCGAATAGGTGTGCTTTTTAATTTTTAAGGAGGAAATAAGCAATGGCAGAAGGACAAGGTTCTTATAAAGTAGGTTTTAAAAGATTATACGTTGGAGTTTTTAACCCAGAAGCAACAAAAGTAGTTAAACGCATGACATGGGAAGATGAAAAAGGTGGTACAGTTGACCTAAATATCACAGGTTTAGCACCAGATTTAGTAGATATGTTTGCATCTAACAAACGTGTATGGATGAAAAAACAAGGTACTAATGAAGTTAAGTCTGACATGAGTATTTTCAATATTCCAAGTGATGATTTAAACACAGTTATTGGACGTACTAAAGATAAAAATGGTACATCTTGGGTAGGAGAGAATACAAGAGCACCGTATGTAACAGTAATTGGCGAATCGGAAGATGGTTTAACAGGTCAGCCGGTATATGTAGCCTTACTTAAAGGTACTTTTAGTTTAGATTCAATTGAATTTAAAACACGAGGTGAAAAAGCAGAAGCCCCAGAACCTACAAAATTAACAGGTGACTGGATGAATAGAAAAGTTGATGTTGATGGAACGTCACAAGGTATTGTATACGGTTATCATGAAGGTAAAGAAGGAGAAGCAGAATTCTTCAAAAAAGTATTCGTTGGATACACGGACAGTGAAGATCATTCAGAGGATTCTGCAGGTTCGTTACCCAGCTAATCCCCAAAATGTTGAAGTAGCAGTTAATTCAAAATCTGCAACAGTTTCAGCAGAATAGGGGCTTTCAAAATAAATCAAAGGAGAATAATTTATGACTAAAACTTTAAAGGTTTATAAAGGAGACGACGTCGTAGCTTCTGAACAAGGTGAAGGCAAAGTGTCAGTAACTTTATCTAATTTAGAAGCGGATACAACTTATCCAAAAGGTACTTACCAAGTGGCATGGGAAGAAAATGGTAAAGAATCTAGTAAAGTTGATGTACCTCAATTCAAAACCAATCCAATTCTAGTCTCAGGCGTATCATTTACACCAGAAACTAAATCAATTATGGTAAATACCGATGACAATGTTGAGCCAAACATTGCACCAAGCACAGCAACGAATAAAATATTGAAATATACAAGTGAACATCCAGAATTTGTTACTGTAGATGAAAATACAGGAGCAATTCACGGTGTAGCTGAAGGTACTTCAGTAATCACTGCTATGTCTACTGATGGAAGCGATAAGTCAGGACAAATTTCAGTGACAGTAACAAACGGATAGGGATTTAAGGCGCAGTATATCTGCGTCTTTTTTATTTGAATAAAAGGAGCTAATACAATGATTAAATTTGAAATTAAAGATCGTAAAACAGGAAAAACAGAGAGCTATACAAAAGAAGATGTAACAATGGGCGAAGCAGAAAAATGCTATGAGTATTTAGAATTAGTAAATCAAGAGAATAAAAAAGAAGCACCTAACGCAACAAAAATGAGACAAAAAGAGCGACAGTTATTAGTAGATTTATTTAAAGATGAAGGATTGACTGAAGAAGATGTTCTGAACAAGATGAGTACTAAAACTTATACAAAAGCCTTACAAGATATATTTCGAGAAATCAATGGTGAAGATGAAGAAGATTCAGAAACTGAACCAGAAGAGATGGGAAAGACAGAAGAACAATCTCAATAAAAGACATTTTATCGAACATTAAGAAAATACAACGTTTCTGTATGGAGCAGTATGGGTGGACATTAACTGAAGTCAGAAAACAGCCGTATGTAAAACTTTTAGAAATACTTAATGAAGAGAATAAAGAAGAGACTGAAGAAAAACAAAGTGAACAAAAAGTCATTACAGGTACGGATTTAAGAAAACTTTTTGGAAGCTAGAAAGGAGGTTAATATGAATGAAAAAGTAGAAGGCATGACCTTGGAGCTGAAATTAGACCATTTAGGTGTCCAAGAAGGCATGAAAGGTTTAAAGCGACAATTAGGTGTTGTTAATAGTGAAATGAAAGCTAATCTGTCAGCATTTGATAAGTCTGAAAAATCAATGGAAAAATATCAGGCGAGAATTAAGGGGTTAAATGATAGGCTTAAAGTTCAAAAAAAGATGTATTCTCAAGTAGAAGATGAGCTTAAACAAGTTAACGCTAATTACCAAAAAGCTAAATCCAGTGTAAAAGATGTTGAGAAAGCATATTTAAAGTTAGTAGAAGCCAATAAAAAAGAAAAATTAGCTCTTGATAAATCTAAAGAAGCCTTAAAATCATCGAATACAGAACTTAAAAAAGCTGAAAATCAATATAAACGTACAAATCAACGTAAACAAGATGCGTATCAAAAACTTAAACAGTTGAGAGATGCAGAACAAAAGCTTAAGAATAGTAACCAAGCTACTACTGCACAACTAAAAAGAGCAAGTGACGCAGTACAGAAGCAGTCCGCTAAGCATAAAGCACTTGTTGAACAATATAAACAAGAAGGCAATCAAGTTCAAAAACTAAAAGTGCAAAATGACAATCTTTCAAAATCAAATGATAAAATTGAAAGTTCTTACGCTAAAACTAATACTAAATTAAAGCAAACAGAAAAAGAATTTAATGATTTAAACAATACTATTAAGAATCATAGCGCTAATGTCGCAAAAGCTGAAACAGCTGTTAATAAAGAAAAAGCTGCTTTAAATAATTTGGAGCGTTCAATAGATAAAGCTTCATCCGAAATGAAGACTTTTAACAAAGAACAAATGATAGCTCAAAGTCATTTCGGTAAACTTGCAAGTCAAGCGGATGTCATGTCAAAGAAATTTAGTTCTATTGGAGACAAAATGACTTCCCTGGGACGTACAATGACGATGGGCGTATCTACACCAATTACTTTAGGGTTAGGTGCAGCATTAAAAACAAGTGCAGACTTTGAAGGCCAAATGTCTCGAGTTGGAGCGATTGCGCAAGCAAGCAGTAAAGACTTGAAAAGCATGTCTAATCAAGCAGTTGACTTAGGAGCTAAAACCAGTAAAAGTGCTAACGAAGTTGCTAAAGGTATGGAAGAATTGGCAGCTTTAGGCTTTAATGCCAAACAAACAATGGAGGCTATGCCAGGTGTTATCAGTGCAGCAGAAGCAAGTGGTGCAGAAATGGCTACAACTGCAACTGTAATGGCTTCAGCGATTAACTCTTTCGGTTTAAAAGCATCTGATGCAAATCATGTTGCTGATTTACTTGCGAGATCAGCAAATGATAGTGCTGCAGATATTCAGTACATGGGAGATGCATTGAAGTATGCTGGTACTCCTGCAAAAGCATTAGGAGTTTCAATAGAGGACACTTCCGCAGCAATTGAAGTTTTATCTAACTCAGGTTTAGAGGGTTCTCAAGCAGGTACTGCCCTAAGAGCTTCATTTATCAGGCTAGCTAATCCAAGTAAAAATACAGCTAAGGAAATGAAAAAATTAGGTATTCATTTGTCTGATGCTAAAGGTCAATTTGTTGGCATGGGTGAATTGATTAGACAGTTCCAAGATAATATGAAAGGCATGACGAGAGAACAAAAACTAGCTACAGTGGCTACAATAGTTGGTACTGAAGCAGCAAGTGGATTTTTAGCCTTGATTGAAGCGGGACCAGATAAAATTAATAGCTATAGTAAATCCTTAAAGAATTCCAATGGCGAAAGTAAAAAAGCAGCAGATTTGATGAAAGATAATCTCAAAGGCGCTCTGGAACAATTAGGTGGCGCTTTTGAATCATTAGCAATCGAAGTCGGTAAAGATTTAACGCCTATGATTAGAGCAGGAGCGGAAGGTTTAACAAAATTAGTTGATGGATTTACACATCTCCCTGGTTGGGTTAGAAAAGCTTCAGTAGGATTAGCACTTTTTGGTGCAGCAATTGGACCTGCAGTTCTTGCTGGAGGGTTATTAATACGTACAGTTGGAAGTGCTGCTAAAGGATATGCGTCATTAAATAGACGTATTGCTGAAAATACAATCCTTTCAAATACTAATTCAAAAGCAATGAAATCTTTAGGTCTTCAAACATTATTTCTTGGTTCTACAACAGGAAAAACGTCAAAAGGCTTTAAAGGGTTAGCCGGAGCTATGATGTTTAATTTAAAACCTATAAATGTTTTGAAAAATTCTGCAAAGCTAGCAATTTTACCGTTCAAACTTTTGAAAAACGGTTTAGGATTAGCTGCAAAATCTTTATTTGCAGTAAGTGGAGGCGCAAGATTTGCGGGTGTAGCCTTAAGGTTTTTAACAGGACCTATAGGTGCTACAATAACTGCTATTACAATTGCGTATAAAGTTTTTAAAACCGCATATGATCGTGTGGAATGGTTCAGAAACGGTATTAACGGTTTAGGAGAAACTATAAAGTTTTTTGGTGGTAAAATTATTGGCGGCGCTGTTAGAAAGCTAGGAGAGTTTAAAAACTATCTTGGAAGTATCGGCAAAAGCTTCAAAGAAAAGTTTTCAAAAGATATGAAAGATGGTTATAAATCATTAAGCGACGATGACCTTCTCAAAGTAGGAGTCAACAAGTTTAAAGGATTTATGCAAACCATGGGCACAGCTTCTAAAAAAGCGTCTGATACTGTAAAAGTGTTAGGGAAAGGTGTTTCAAAAGAAACAGAAAAAGCTTTAGAAAAATATGTGCATTATTCTGAAGAAAATAGCAGAATCATGGAAAAAGTACGTTTAAACTCGGGTCAGATATCAGAAGACAAAGCAAAAAAACTTTTGAAAATTGAAACGGATTTATCTAATAACCTTATAGCTGAAATAGAAAAAAGAAATAAAAAGGAACTCGAAAAAACTCAAGAACTTATTGATAAGTATAGTGCATTCGATGAACAAGAAAAGCAAAACATTTTAACTCGAACTAAAGAAAAAAATGACTTGCGAATTAAAAAAGAGCAAGAACTCAATCAGAAAATCAAAGAATTGAAAGAAAAAGCTTTGAGTGATGGTCAGATTTCAGAAAATGAAAGAAAAGAAATTGAAAAGCTTGAAAATCAAAGACGTGATATCACTGTTAAAGAATTGAGTAAGACTGAAAAAGAGCAAGAGCGTATTTTAGTAAGAATGCAAAGAAACAGAAATGCTTATTCAATAGACGAAGCGAGCAAAGCAATTAAAGAAGCAGAAAAAGCAAGAAAAGCAAGAAAAAAAGAAGTGGACAAGCAATATGAAGATGATGTCATTGCTATAAAAAATAACGTCAACCTTTCTAAGTCTGAAAAAGATAAATTGTTAGCTATTGCTGATCAAAGACATAAAGATGAAGTAAGAAAAGCAAAATCTAAAAAAGATGCTGTAGTAGATGTTGTTAAAAAGCAAAATAAAGATATTGATAAAGAAATGGATTTATCCAGTGGACGTGTATATAAAAATACTGAAAAGTGGTGGAATGGCCTTAAAAGTTGGTGGTCTAACTTTAGAGAAGACCAAAAGAAAAAAAGCGATAAATACGCTAAAGAACAAGAAGAAACAGCTCGTAGAAACAGAGAAAATATAAAGAAATGGTTTGGAAATGCTTGGGACGGCGTAAAAAGTAAAACTGGCGAAGCCTTTAGTAAAATGGGCAGAAATGCTAATCATTTTGGCGGCGAAATGAAAAAAATGTGGAGCGGAATCAAAGGGATTCCAAGCAAATTAAGTTCAGGTTGGAGCTCAGCCAAAAGTTCTGTAGGATACCACACTAAGGCTATAGCTAATAGTACTGGTAAATGGTTTGGAAAAGCTTGGCAATCTGTTAAATCGACAACAGGAAGTATTTACAATCAAACTAAGCAAAAGTATTCAGATGCTTCAGATAAAGCTTGGGCGCATTCAAAATCTATTTGGAGAGGCACATCAAAATGGTTTAGCAATGCATATAAAAGTGCAAAGGGCTGGCTAACGGATATGGCTAATAAATCTCGCGCGAAATGGGATAATATTTCTAGTACAGCTTGGTCGAATGCAAAATCCGTTTGGAAAGGAACATCGAAATGGTTTAGTAACTCATACAAATCTTTAAAAGATTGGACTGGGGATATGTATTCAAGAGCCCACGATCGTTTTGATGCAATTTCAAGTTCGGCATGGTCTAACGCTAAATCAGTATTTAATGGTTTTAGAAAATGGCTATCCAAAACATATGATTGGATTAGAGATATTGGTAAAGACATGGGAAGAGCTGCGGCTGATTTAGGTAAAAATGTTGCTAATAAAGCTATTGGCGGTTTGAATAGCATGATTGGCGGTATTAATAAAATATCTAAAGCCATTACTGATAAAAATCTCATCAAGCCAATACCTACATTGTCTACTGGTACTTTAGCGGGAAAGGGTGTAGCTACCGATAATTCGGGAGCATTAACGCAACCGACATTTGCTGTATTAAATGATAGAGGTTCTGGAAACGCCCCAGGTGGTGGAGTTCAAGAAGTAATTCACAGGGCTGACGGAACATTCCATGCACCCCAAGGACGAGATGTGGTTGTTCCACTAGGAGTTGGGGATAGCGTAATAAATGCTAATGACACTCTGAAGTTACAGCGTATGGGTGTTTTACCAAAGTTTCATGGAGGTACGAAAAAGAAAGATTGGCTAGACCAACTTAAAGGTAATATAGGTAAAAAAGCAGGAGAATTTGGAGCTACAGCTAAAAACACAGCGCATAATATCAAAAAAGGTGCAGAAGAAATGGTTGAAGCAGCAGGCGATAAAATCAAAGATGGTGCATCTTGGTTAGGCGATAAAATCGGCGATGTGTGGGATTACGTACAACATCCAGGGAAACTAGTAAATAAAGTAATGTCAGGTTTAAATATTAATTTTGGAGGCGGAGCTAACGCTACAGTAAAAATAGCTAAAGGCGCATACTCATTGCTCAAAAAGAAATTAGTAGACAAAGTAAAATCGTGGTTTGAAGATTTCGGTGGTGGAGGCGATGGAAGCTATCTATTTGAATATCCAATCTGGCAAAGATTTGGACGCTACACAGGTGGACTTAACTTTAATGGCGGTCGTCACTATGGTATAGACTTTGGTATGCCTTCTGGAACAAACGTTTATGCCGTTAAAGGTGGTATAGCAGATAAGGTATGGACTGATTACAGTGGCGGTAATTCTATACAAATTAAGACTGGTGCTAATGAATGGAACTGGTATATGCATTTATCTAAGCAATTAGCAAGACAAGGCCAACGTATTAAAGCTGGTCAACTGATAGGGAAATCAGGTGCTACAGGTAATTTCGTTAGAGGAGCACACTTACATTTCCAATTGATGCAAGGGTCACATCCAGGGAATGATACAGCTAAAGATCCAGAAAAATGGTTGAAGTCACTTAAAGGTAGTGGCGTTCGAAGTGGTTCAGGTGTTAATAAGGCTGCATCTGCTTGGGCAGGCGATATACGTCGTGCAGCAAAACGAATGGGTGTTAATGTTACTTCGGGTGATGTAGGAAATATTATTAGCTTGATTCAACACGAATCAGGAGGAAATGCAGGTATAACTCAATCTAGTGCGCTTAGAGACATCAACGTTTTACAGGGCAATCCAGCAAAAGGATTGCTTCAATATATCCCACAAACATTTAGACATTATGCTGTTAGAGGTCACAACAATATATATAGTGGTTACGATCAGTTATTAGCGTTCTTTAACAACAGATATTGGCGCTCACAGTTTAACCCAAGAGGTGGTTGGTCTCCAAGTGGTCCAAGAAGATATGCGAATGGTGGTTTGATTACAAAGCATCAACTTGCTGAAGTGGGTGAAGGAGATAAACAGGAGATGGTTATCCCTTTAACTAGACGTAAACGAGCAATTCAATTAACTGAACAGGTTATGCGCATCATCGGTATGGATGGCAAGCCAAATAACATCACTGTAAATAATGATACTTCAACAGTTGAAAAATTGTTGAAACAAATTGTTATGTTAAGTGATAAAGGAAATAAATTAACAGATGCATTGATTCAAACTGTTTCTTCTCAGGATAATAACTTAGGTTCTAATGATGCAATTAGAGGTTTAGAAAAAATATTGTCAAAACAAAGTGGGCATAGAGCAAATGCAAATAATTATATGGGAGGTTTGACTAATTAATGCAATCTTTTGTAAAAATCATAGATGGTTACAAGGAAGAAGTAATAACAGATTTTAATCAGCTTATATTTTTAGATGCAAGGGCTGAAAGTCCAAACACCAATGATAACAGTGTAACTATTAACGGAGTAGATGGTATTTTACCGGGCGCAATTAGTTTTGCGCCTTTTTCATTAGTATTAAGGTTTGGCTATGATGGTATAGATGTTATAGATTTAAATTTATTTGAGCATTGGTTTAGATCTGTGTTTAATCGCAGACATCCTTATTATGTTATTACTTCTCAAATGCATGGTGTTAAATATGCAGTGAATACAGCTAATGTTACATCTAATTTAAAAGATGGTTCTTCAACTGAAATTGAAGTAAGTTTAAATGTTTATAAAGGGTATTCTGAATCAGTTAATTGGACCGATAGCGAGTTCTTATTCGACTCTAATTGGATGTTTGAAAATGGAATTCCTCTTGATTTCACACCTAAATATACTCATACATCAAATCAATTTACTATTTGGAACGGTTCTACTGATACGATAAATCCACGATTCAAGCACGATTTGAAAATATTAATTAATTTAAATGCGAGTGGAGGATTTGAACTGGTTAACTATACAACAGGTGATATTTTTAAGTACAACAAAAGTATAGATAAAAACACTGATTTTGTTTTAGATGGTGTGTATGCATATCGAGATATAAATAGAGTGGGAATTGATACAAATAGAGGCATTATAACATTAGCGCCAGGTAAAAATGAATTTAAGATTAAAGGAGACGTCAGTGATATTAAAACTACATTTAAGTTTCCTTTTATTTATAGGTAGGTGATTTAATGGATTATCATGATCATTTATCAGTAATGGATTTTAATGAATTGATTTGTGAAAATTTACTAGATGTAGATTATGGTTCTTTTAAAGAATATTATGAACTGAATGAAGCTAGGTACATCACCTTTACAGTTTATAGAACTACTCATAATAGTTTTGTTTTTGATTTATTGATTTGTGAAAACTTCATAATTTATCATGGTGAAAAATATACAATTAAGCAGACAGCGCCAAAGGTTGAAGGTGATAAAGTTTTTATTGAAGTTACGGCATATCACATAATGTATGAATTTCAAAATCACTCAGTGGAATCAAATAAGCTTGATGACGACAGTAGCGAAACTGGTAAAACGCCAGAATACTCTTTAGATGAGTACTTAAGATATGGATTTGCAAATCAAAAAACTTCGGTCAAAATGACCTATAAAATAATTGGAGATTTTAAGCGAAAAGTACCGATTGACGAATTAGGTAACAAAAACGGCTTAGAATACTGTAAAGAAGCGGTAGACCTGTTTGGCTGTATAATTTACCCAAATGATACAGAGATTGGTTTTTATTCTCCTGAAACATTTTATCAAAGAAGCGAGAAAGTGATTCGATATCAATATAATACTGATACTGTATCTGCAACTGTCAGTACATTGGAATTAAGAACAGCTATAAAAGTTTTTGGAAAAAAGTATACAGCTGAGGAAAAGAAAAATTATAATCCTATTAGAACAACTGACATTAAATATTCAAATGGTTTTATAAAAGAAGGTACTTATCGTACCGAAACAATTGGGTCTAAAGCTACTATTAACTTTGATTGCAAGTATGGTAATGAAACAGTTAGATTTACAATAAAAAAGGGCTCTCAAGGTGGAATATATAAGTTGATTTTAGACGGCAAGCAAATTAAGCAAATTTCTTGTTTTGCTAAGTCGGTTCAGTCTGAAACAATAGATTTAACAAAAAATATTGATAAAGGCAAGCACGTTTTAGAAATGATATTTTTAGGAGAAGACCCCAAAAATAGAATTGATATATCTTCAAATAAAAAAGCTAAGCCTTGTATGTATGTTGGAACTGAAAAATCAACAGTCTTAAATTTAATTGCTGATAATTCAGGTCGCAATCAATACAAAGCAATTGTCGACTACGTCGCAGATAGTGCAAAGCAGTTTGGGATTCGATATGCTAATACGCAAACAAATGAAGATATCGAAACACAGGATAAGCTGTTAGAATTTGCAAAAAAGCAAATAAATGATACTCCTAAGACTGAATTAGATGTTAATTATATAGGTTATGAAAAAATAGAGCCAAGAGATAGCGTATTTTTTGTTCATGAATTAATGGGATATAACACTGAATTAAAGGTTGTTAAACTTGATAGGTCACATCCATTTGTAAACGCAATAGATGAAGTGTCTTTCAGCAATGAAATAAAAGATATGGTACAAATTCAACAAGCACTTAACAGACGAGTTATTGCACAAGATAATAGATATAACTATCAAGCAAATCGTATAAATCATTTATACACTAGTACTTTGAATTCTCCTTTCGAGACAATGGATATAGGGAGTGTATTAATATAATGGCAACAGAAGAAGTTAAAATCAAAGCGCTACTTGAAAACGATAAACAGTACTTTCCAGCTACACACTGGAAAGCTATAAATGGGATACCTTATGCAGGCAGTAGTGATATTGATGGATTGCCTCAAGACGGTATCATTTCGGTAGATGATAAAAATAAATTAGATAAATTAAAAATAGGCGAAGCAGGAATTATTCAAAATAGCATTGTACAGAAATCCCCAAACGGTAAATTGTGGAAAATAACAGTTGACGATAGTGGGAAACTTGGTACAGTGCTATTTTATTAGAAAGGAAGGTGCATTATGGAAAATTTGTATTTAATAAAGGATTTGGGAGCTTTAGCAGGTCGAGATTATAGAGCTAAAGAAATTCAAAACCTGCAAAGAATAGAGCAATTTGCGCTTGGCTTGACAACAGAGTTTAAGTTGCATCAGAAAGCTAAAACAATGCAACACTTCGCTGAGCAAATTTATTATAATGGTAGATCGCAAGCAGCAGTAAACAAATCTTTACAAAGTCAAATTAACGCACTTGTTGTGGCACCACGTAATAACAGTGCTAATGAGATTGTTCAAGCTCGAGTTAATGTAAACGGCGAAACCTTTGACACATTAAAAGAACATTTAGACGATTGGGAAACCAAAACTCAAATTAATAAAGAGGAAACTATAAGAGAATTAAATAAGACCAAACAAGAAATTCTTGATATCGAGTATCGTTTTGAACCTGATAAGCAAGAGTTTTTATTTGTGACAGAACTTGCACCTCTTACAAATGCAGTAATGCAATCCTTCTGGTTTGATAATAGAACAGGCATAGTATACATGACACAAGCTAGAAATAATGGCTATATGCTAAGTCGTTTAAGACCTAATGGTCAATTTATAGACAGCTCATTGATTGTAGGTGGGGGTCATGGTACACATAACGGTTATAGATATATTGATGATGAGTTATGGATTTATAGTTTTATCTTAAATGGTAATAATGAGAATACATTAGTTCGTTTCAAGTATACGCCTAATGTGGAAATTAGCTATGGCAAGTATGGTATGCAAGATGTATTTACAGGACACCCAGAAAAACCCTACATCACCCCTGTCATAAATGAAAAAGAAAATAAAATTCTATACAGAATTGAGAGACCTAGAAGTCAGTGGGAACTTGAAAACTCAATGAATTATATAGAGATAAGAAGTTTAGACGATGTTGATAAAAATATTGATAAAGTTTTGCATAAAATCAGTATCCCTATGAGACTAACAAACGAAACCCAACCAATGCAGGGTGTGACTTTTGATGAAAAATACTTGTATTGGTATACAGGAGACAGTAATCCAAATAATAGAAACTATTTAACGGCTTTCGATTTAGAAACAGGAGAAGAAGCGTATCAGGTTAATGCTGACTATGGTGGAACACTAGATTCATTTCCTGGCGAATTTGCGGAAGCAGAAGGTTTGCAAATATACTATGACAAAGATAGTGGTAAAAAAGCTTTGATGCTAGGTGTTACTGTCGGTGGTGATGGAAATAGAACACATCGTATTTTCATGATTGGGCAAAGAGGTATTTTAGAAATACTTCACTCAAGAGGCGTTCCTTTTATCATGAGTGACACAGGTGGTAGAGTTAAACCTTTACCAATGAGGCCTGATAAACTTAAGAATCTTGGGATGTTAACAGAGCCAGGTCTTTACTATTTATACACTGATCATACAGTTCAAATCGATGATTTCCCATTACCAAGAGAATGGCGTGATGCAGGTTGGTTCTTGGAAGTTAAGCCACCACAAACTGGCGGTGATGTAATTCAGATATTGACGCGTAATAGTTATGCAAGGAATATGATGACTTTTGAAAGGGTGCTTTCTGGAAGAACTGGAGACATTTCGGACTGGAATTATGTGCCTAAAAATAGTGGTAAATGGGAGAGAGTACCTTCATTCATCACAAAAATGTCAGATATTAACATAGTAGGCATGTCGTTTTATTTAACTACGGATGATACAAAACGTTTTACAGATTTTCCAACTGAACGTAAAGGGGTAGCTGGTTGGAACTTATATGTAGAAGCTTCAAACACAGGTGGCTTTGTTCATAGGCTAGTTCGTAATAGTGTTACAGCATCTGCTGAGATACTATTGAAAAATTATGATAGTAAAACAAGTTCAGGGCCATGGACTTTACACGAAGGGAGAATTATAAGTTAATGAGTAATTTAGAGAAATCTGTAGCTATAAATTTAGAAAACACAGCGCATTATGAAAATATTTCAAATCTAGATATAACTTTTAGAACAGGAGAGAGTGATTCTTCTGTTCTTCTTTTTAATATCATTAAAAATAATCAACCGTTATTACTGAGTGAAGAAAATATCAAAGCACGAATAGCGATTCGAGGTAAAGGAGTAATGGTAGTTGCTCCACTAGAAATATTAGATCCATTTAAAGGTATTTTAAAATTTCAATTACCTAATGATGTAATTAAAAGAGATGGAAGTTATCAAGCTCAAGTTTCGGTTGCAGAATTAGGTAATTCAGACGTGGTAGTTGTAGAGAGAACTATCACATTTAACGTTGAAAAAAGTTTGTTTAGCAAGATTCCCTCTGAAACAAAACTACACTATATTGTTGAGTTTCAAGAATTAGAAAAAACTATTATGGATCGCGCGAAAGCAATGGACGAGGCTATAAAAAATGGTGAGGATTATGCGAGTCTGATTGAAAAAGCTAAAGAAAAAGGTCTATCAGATATTCAAATAGCAAAATCTTCAAGTATTGATGAATTAAAGCAACTTGCTAATAGCCGTATATCTGATTTGGAAAATAAAGCGCAAGCATATTCAAGAACATTCGATGAGCAAAAGCGATATATGGATGAGAAACATGAAGCCTTCAAGCAGTCAGTGAATAGTGGTGGTTTAGTCACAAGTGGTTCTACTTCAAATTGGCAAAAAGCTAAGATTACTAAAGATGATGGTAAGATAATGCAGATTACTGGATTTGATTTTAATAATCCAGAACAAAGAATAGGTGATTCAACCCAATTTATTTATGTTTCGCAAGCTATAAATTATCCAAGAGATGTTAGTACTAACGGTACTGTCGAATATTTAGTAGTAACTTCAGATTACAAGCGTATGACTTATCGACCGAACGGTACAAATAAAGTGTTTGTTAAAAGAAAAGAAGCGGGTTCATGGTCTGAGTGGTCAGAATTAGCTATTAATGATTACAATACACCTTTTGAAACTGTTCAAAGTGCCCAATCAAAAGCTAATATGGCCGAAAGTAACGCTAAATTATACGCAGATGACAAGTTTAATAAAAGGTATTCGGTTATTTTTGATGGAACAGCAAATGGTGTGGGCTCTACATTGTACTTAAATGAGAGTTTAGACCAATTTATTTTATTAATTTTTTATGGGACTTTTCCAGGTGGTGACTTTACAGAGTTTGGCAGTCCTTTTGGAGGAGGAAAGATTTCATTGAATCCCTCAAATCTTCCAGATGGTGATGGAAATGGTGGAGGTGTTTATGAGTTTGGATTAACTAAATCTAGTCGTACATCTTTAACTATATCAAACGATGTCTATTTCGACTTAGGAAGTCAAAGAGGCTCTGGTGCGAACGCAAATAGAGGGACAATTAACAAAATTATAGGAGTGAGAAAATAATGCAAATATTAGTTAACAAGCGTAATGAGATAATTTCATACGCTATCATTGGCGGCTTTGAAGAAGGTATTGATATTGAAAATTTACCAGAAAATTTCTCTCAAGTTTTTAGACCTAAAGCCTTTAAATATTCAAATGGGGAAATAGTTTTTAACGAAGATTATCCAGAAGAAAAAGATGACTTGCATCAACAGATTGACAGTGAAGAACAAAACACAGTCGCTTCTGATGACATCTTACGAAAAATGGTTGCTAGTATGCAGAAACAAGTTGTTCAAAGTACAAAGTTATCGATGCAAGTTAATAAGCAAAATGCACTAATGGCAAAACAACTTGTGACACTTAATAAAAAATTAGAAGAGGTTAAAGGAGAGACTGAAAATGCTTAAATTAATTTCACCAACATTCGAAGATATTAAAACATGGTATCAATTGAAAGAATATAGTAAAGAAGATATAGCGTGGTATGTAGATATGGAAGTTATAGATAAAGAGGAATATGCAATTATTACAGGAGAAAAGTATCCAGAAAATCTAGAGTCATAGGTTATAATCTTATGGCTTTTTAATTTGAATAAAGTGGGTGGTGTAATGTTTGGATTTACCAAACGACACGAACAAGATTGGCGTTTAACGCGATTAGAAGAAAATGATAAGACTATGTTTGAAAAATTCGACAGAATAGAAGACAGTCTGAGAACGCAAGAAAAAATTTATGACAAGTTAGATAGAAATTTCGAAGAACTAAGGCGTGACAAAGAAGAAGATGAAAAAAATAAAGAGAAAAATGCTAAAAATATTAGAGACATCAAGATGTGGATTCTAGGATTAATAGGGACGATTCTAAGTACATTTGTTATAGCCTTGTTAAAAACTATTTTTGGCATTTAAAGGAGGTGATCACCATGCTTAAGGGAATTTTAGGATATAGCTTTTGGTCGTGTTTCTGGTTTAGTAAGTGTAAGTAATAGTTAAGAGTCAGTGCTTCGGCACTGACTTTTTATTTATTGTTGTAATTATGGTAATATGCAGAAGTGAGCAAGTTGGATAGATGGTGGCTATCTGAGTATA